TAGTCTTTCCTCGCAGTTTTGATAAGTCGTCTTTGTATTAAAATACCTAGAGTCTAAAAACAAATCTCCAAGGTGAAGTGTGAACCTGGTGTGACCGCAAATTTTGCCATCGTTTTCTTGTATGTTTATCATTTTTATTATATATAGTTAATGTTTATTGTTTCTTCCGTAAATGCCTTTCCAGCGTCTCGTCGGCCTCCTCCTCGATCCACCGCGTTGCTTGCGTTACAACCTCAAGCCAAGTGCCGTTGATTAGAATTTCGTAGTCCCACCGCTCGCAATCGTCTTGGTGATTGGGCCAACATCTGAGCGGATAGCCGCGCCATTCTTGAGATACTTTCATTTGCCGGATAGGAGTTGGTTTAGCCTTGCGACCTGTGCGCGTAGCTCGTGGTTGTCTCGCGTAAGGTAGTCGTTGCGCGTGGTCAGCAACTCGATGAGTTGTTGCATCGCGTTCATTTGCTCGCGTGACCTACTTGCTAATTTTGCTAGGCTTGTGATGCCGTCGAACATAGTCTGAGATTCTTTCTAGATGAGTTTCTGCGAGTGCTCTCCCCTCCGGCGTGTCGCCGTATGTATGTTGGTAGACCGGCAACGGGTCGCCCCTTTCCAACCTAAGCCCAATAGGGCAGTCATTCATGCAAATACACAGCCGGAGCGAGAGAGTTCCGTTCATTTCTTAGAACGGAATGTCGTCGGTTTCGTCTTTCGGTTGAGCAACATAGCCGTTGCTTTTTGCGACAATGTGCTTGTCCGTTTTGGCCGCTGGCTTGCGCCGGTTGCCAAGCCATTTTGCTTTTTCATCTCCGAACAACCAACGCTCGACGCAGTTAAACTGGTGTTCTGGGTTGGTCTGCCCTGCTTCGACTCCGATGACGCAGACTCCCTTTTCGCCGATCAGGTCTTCCGCTTCGACGTTAACGTCTTCACCTGGGATAACTGCACGACCGATGCTCGAAAGCACTTGATCAACTTTCCAGCCTGCCTTGGCGGTAAAGGTTAAGTGTTCCCACATCGTCGGGCCTGTTATGCCTCCTTCAAGAATAACGACAACGTCCAACTTTATCGTTGGGTTGCCTGCTTGGCTGGTCTTCTCGACTGCTTTCACTATCTCGACTTCGTATGTTCCAGGCTCTACGAAGTAGATGGCTGCCTGCTTTGGTTCTGATGCTTTGTATGTTGGCATTTTGTATTTCTATTTTATTTTTGTTTGGCGTAACTGCGTTGTCGGTGATCCCGCCTTGATCGCCGATGTGTCTGGCTCCACGCCGTTGTTGGCGCAGAGTTCCAGATAACTCTTTTCTGACATCTTACCGCCAAGGGCGAGTATTAATGTCTCTTTGGTGATACCTTCGGAGGCTTTAGCGATGGCTTCATGCTCCACGAATTTCCTTCCGCTCATGCTGGTTAGTTTCCATCCGGGCACTTCGTCTCCGTTTTCGAGTCTCGTCTTAAGGTGACCAAGCACCGGCTCGGCAATCTCCTTCTCTGCCAGTTTCCATTCCTTGACGAATGCTCCCATGCTCTCGGCTGTTGCGAGTATTCGCTGGCGGATCGCATCGATGCTGTTGCCTGTAACGTCTGGAATAAGCGCGATTGCGCTTTCAGCCTGCCGCACGATGGCGTGGCAGTTGTTGTAATGCTTGCACCAGCTACAATATTCCGAAGGCGTCGGCTTCGCCTCCGCGCTTGTTGCGCGGTCGATTGTGCGCTGCGTGCCTTGCTTTGCCTCTTCGTATGTAAAATCATAGCTACGAATTAGCTTTTGATCGACGTAGATAACATGAGCAGTCCAAGACATTTCAAAGTTATCCTCCATGCACGCTAGGCTGTATGCCATTAGCTGATCTCTATAATTTCGCAACTGCCCTGTTTTTATATCTGCGACCCACTTCTCCGCCTTGCAGACTGCGTCTGCCGTGCCGAGTTTCGAGAGTCCAGGGACTGCCATTGCCAGATACTCCTCGCGTGTCTCTACGAACGATCCTTTTGCAAGGCGCGTCAGTTCATTGACGCCATAGGCGATCGGACTGAAGTCATAGCCTACTACAGCGGCCATGGGTTCAAGTTCATTACCAGCTATTAAGTTGCGGATCGCAACGTCTACCGCTGTTCCGCGCTCTGCTGCCGCACTCGTGCCGCTTGCGCCTTCAAATAAGGCGCACTCTGCAAGCTTGGGCAGGCTGCTAGGTGATATTTCTTTACTCATTTTATTTTAATGGTTTAAGGTATAAGTGCCGTTATAAATAATGGGTAGTATTTGTCACGAGTTCGCCTTCCTCCATTCGATAGCCGTATTCACGAATTGATCGACGCGAAGCGCAACGCGGTGCAGGTATTCTGGCGCGCAGTCGCGCCAAGTCTGTTCGCTTGTTAGGACACCGCGCCCATTAAGGAACTGGTTTACCGCTCCTTCGTTCTCTGCGAGCCGTTCTTGCCATCCGATGACATTCTTGGCGTTAAGGATATGCTCTGGCTGTTTAGTTGCAACGGCCTCGAACAGATGCGCGACCGATGCCCATTCAAGCGGGAGTTCTTCCGCAAGGCCGCTGCGCGTCTTTGCATCGTAGGCCGCGCTGTGCGTGGTCAACAAGATTCGTTCCTTGCCGCCGATGCCTTTGCCCTTACCAGTCTCGGAGGTGCTGACTTTGGTTTTGAAACGCAAGAACCAAAGTTCATCCGCGAACTCCTTGAGCAACGGAGAACTTTGCTTGCTCAGTTTTAACTCGTATCGGTCATATGCCGCGAGTGCGTCTGGTGCTTCAAAGCGCACGATCTTCGAGTGCGCGATCATCACCACGTTCTTGCCTGCGTCGATGAGTTGGTCGATGCTGGACAGCATCCGGCTCATGCGCTCGGCCACCATCACCCAGCCCTTACCGAATCCGAAATCTTCAATGCTGGTCTTCTTGCTGGTGGAGAGTAGGTCTTCAACGCACAGGCGTTCTGCCCAATCTGCCGAGTCGATGACGATGGTTTTGTAGTCGGTAGCCTTGGCTTCAGCCAATGCGTCCGTTAATTGTTTCCAAGTGTTGATCTCGCAACGATCCACATCTAGGTGGCTTGTGCCGCCCTCGATGTCCAAGAATAGCGGCTTGGGGAACTTGGCCGCGAATGTGCTTTTGCCTACGCTCTCTACGCCGTATAGTACTACGCGCTGGGCGCGTGTTTGTTTGCCTTTAGTTATTTTCATATTGCTTTGATTTTCTAGCTTATAATGCAAATGTGTTCCGATAAAATTGACGCACATCCTTATGTATTTGATCGATATCGACCATGTGGATTTTTTTTAACAACGGGTTTTTGATTGCGTTGAGAGTGTATGCAAACGCTTGATATGAATTAATGATTCTTTTATTTTCCTCCTTAATGCCCGTCAACCTTTGATACAATGCTCGTATGGATGCTGGCGTCTGCGAGAGTTCTTCAATATTGCATACGTTCAACAAGACGAGCTTGCGATAGATTTCCAACATATGCTCATCTGATTTCATAAGATAAGCGGTAACGAATGCAGCTTTAACTGGGGCCGTGCTTAACGATCTTTTAGTTGTATTTGTCTGCTGGTATAGTTTAACAATTGCACAATCAACAACCCCCTTAACATCCTGTAAGTTGCAACGACTAGGTGCACCGCCATAAAGAATGCGAGATATGTGAGTAACAATTTCAGCGCATTTTTTATTAGTGCCAAGTAATACCGCATTGTTTCTAGGCATATTTCTATCCATCTCAGCAACGGCATCTTGACTCACCCCTGTAGCAACCATTAGTTCAACAGCTCTGTTTGCCTCAACGATTGCTAGTAGTCTGTGCTGTCCATCAACAAGCTGACCCAGAGTGTTAAATGCAACCCCTTGGTGCGTTGTTACCCATTCCCCGCACTTGATTGAGTTGGCGTAACGTGACACTCTTTTTAAGTCTGCGTCTCTTATGTTATCATTTTTTTCCAAATATTGCATTGCAATTTCTGGAGTAATTATCTGCATTTCTATTTTCATTTTCTATTTTCCTTTTTGTTGTGCTGCGTATACGGCCACAGCGAGTGCCGCCCACGAGTGGGATTTGATGCCGTAGGTTGGCCCCGGCTGGGCTTTTGTTCCCTGCGGCCCGATGAGGTCGAGCAAGGCTTGGCGAATGTTCGCGTCCTTGGCTCGCATCGTTCCGCATAGAAATAGTTTAATGTCCTTCCTAAAAATTAGTTCGACGTCCACTCGTGCCACTTCGATGAATCGTCCGATCCATACGCACGTTTCAAAGGTGCTTGCGCCCACGGCCATGCCGTAGCTGGCGATCATCTCGCAGGCGCACCTTGTATACTCCCGACCGATGAGCACTTGCCGCATCTCCTCGTTCGGAATGTGGCCGTGGTCGATCACCTTGCCGTTGTGGAATTGGACAAAGGCCGAGTGGGTTGTGCCGGGATCAATCGCGATGTTCATATTTAAGAGCTTTCGTTTTAATCTTGTCGGCTGGCAATGCGAGAACATCGCAGATGCCTTGGAATGCTTTGGAGCGTATGAAGTGCAATGCGGAGTCTCGGTCTCGTTCTTGATGTTCGTTGA